CTCTAACTTTCGTAACCTGTTGTGAAACAACATTACAGTCAAGAGAACCTTTGCAAGTATTAACATAACTTCTAAGGCCGGTCGGCAGTGCATAACCTGCTGCATTACCACTACGGGTCCAGTTGCGACGATTGGAGACTGCGCAAATCTCGACATAACCGGTAACACCAGCTGCAAGTACTTCTATTTCATATGCACTGTTTCTAAGGAGGTACTTGGGTTGAACTCCTTGACTGTTATTCCAATACTGTAGCGTATTAAATCTCTGATCATTTTGTGTGGTGGGGTCCTGATTTAATTCTGCATAAGCAAACTTTTGAGTGTCAAAACTGCCACATTGTGACTCGTTAAAACGAAGACCAACAGGACCAGCAGGGTTATATCTTAATTGCCAGACTGCAGCATTCTTACGAATGGCCTGTACGCAAAACATAAATGGTTGTTCAGCACAAAGATCATAGATATGAGGGGTATCGGGTGAATGGATGGCATCACCACGATGATAAAATGCCTGGGCAGCAAGCTGGGTTTCTCCGTATGTTTTCATCTGCAGTTTTTTCACTGCTGTACGGAGGGTCGTGAGTTTCTTGTTAACATCCCGACGAGTTCGCGCCGTCTTTTTGGGAATAGCCATCCCAGGAGGACGACGGATAAGAGGCTTAGTACGGAGAGTACGATGTCTAACGGGGTTGACAGAGGTGCCTCCATTTCTGGCAGGCATTTTGGGGTTTTATATTATTATAAGAAAAAAAGTTTCGTTATATGAACATAAAAAAAAATTATAAAAATGCACTTCGTGCACGACGGCGATAAATCGCCGGTTCCACCTTGGCGGCCATACGGCCTGTTACAATACAAGGTGGAGGGGGGGTATACTATTATTAAGATTTCTAAGATTTCTAAGATTTCTAGAAATTTTCTGGATCGACTACTTGAGAAGTTATATCCGTCATAGTCATATCTTTATAGTTGATTTGGTATACAATCCATCGGCCATTGGATAACATTTTGAAGTAGGGGAGTACATTGCAAAATAGATAGATGTTAGGCCGACCAAATCGTTTCTTCTTACCTTGGTTACGCCAGTCCCAAAGGACACCATTTTTAAGGGTCTCGATGCCGGCGTAGAAGTCTCCCATTTTATCTTTCTTCATAGAGCGAGGCATATCGATAAGATAGCATTTTGCGACAGGAAACGAGTGGAGAAAACCCATCAGTTTCTCCATATCCTTGATAGCCATACACTCGAAAGCGACACCTTGATACTCACAGTACTCGGCAAAGAGGGATTTGCCACAATGCCCTCGCGGGTCGTAAATAATATTGATGTGTCTCATATCGTTAATTTGCGTGTTGTCAAATATCTGTTTTTGGTATGGCCATAGGTCATATTCCATAAATTGTTCAAGTTGCCATGTCATAGGGGGTCTATCGGGTATTAAGTCGGAATCCTTCCAAGGTCCATCAACCCGGGAATCCTCCTTCATAACATAGTTAAAGGATTTAGGTCCAAGATGTACCGTAGAGCTCGTTAAAGACCAATGTCCAGGTATAGCAGGTATAACTTCATGGTGAAGGCGCTTCGCGGTGGTCTTATGAATCAACCACCCACGCACTTGCCAGTGTTCTTCGCCTGACTGATAGAGCTCTTTTTGAAATACCCATTTTTTAAACCAACCCTTAAGTTTCTTAACTAAATCATCGAATGATATAAGTCGGCAGGGGATAGTTAAATCGAAGCCAACTTTTTGCCCGTCAAATATAATTGCAGGCATTTGTATCTTTTGATATCAAAAAAATAAAAAAAAATCTGATGCATCAGATTAATTTCCGGATTTATAATTTTAAGCAAGATTTAAGCAAGACTATTTCCTAACCAATCTCGCCAGCAAACAACACGTCTAAGTTGACAATCGAGACGTGTAAAGGGATCACTACCTGGTGCAGTAGTACCACCAGTGCGTACCAGATGGGACTGAGGTACAGATGTGCGTACCATAATCCAAGACTGTTGCTCAACAGGAATTTCGGTAAAATCAATAACTTGATTAGTAGAGCCACCGGCACTACCAGAACCAATAGACGGTTCTAAAACAGCTACAGCTATAACGTTATTATGATTCATTTTTAGACGCACAATTTGAGTTCTAGAGCCAAAATATTTATTTTGTCCCTGTTGCGTTGGAGGGTCAACGGTATCATTCCGGACACCCGAATACGGAACAACCCTGCGTTTTAGAGCTCTAACTTTCGTAACCTGTTGTGAAACAACATTACAGTCAAGAGAACCTTTGCAAGTATTAACATAACTTCTAAGGCCGGTCGGCAGTGCATAACCTGCTGCATTACCACTACGGGTCCA